TTCTCAGTTACTGCTTCTTCCAAAGTTGCATCAAGTGACTTAGTTAATTCTTCACGAATTATCTCTTCTCTTTTATTTACTTCTTCATTTAAAGCGGCTTCAAATACCAAAGCAATTTTGGATTTGAAATCTTCCGATAAATCTTCGCCTTCAATGATTGACTCAATAGAAGATTCAATAACTACTTCTTCGATAGTCTCAACCTCTTCGGCTGTAGGTACCGGCTTTCCAGCATCACCTTGACCTGGTGTTACTTTAGTGCCGTCTACTTGGCCTTTTGGCTCGTCAGTTTTGGTCTTCTTCAACTTATCTGTTTTACCTTCTCCACCCTCAGGTGCAACTGGCACAGGTACCATTGAAACGCCATCGTCAGCAGTGAAATCTTTGTCTGCCATAATTTTTTCTCCTTTTTTTAATTTATTTTTCTACAAATAATAATTTTTTTGTACTTGACCGTTTATTTATAAAAGATTAATTTTTCAAAGTACGAATAAATGCCTGGAACATTCCGGCTGCCGCAGCTTCGTCAATTGTCTTCGTTACAGTCCTATATTGTTTTTCTACCTTCTGCTGGATTTCTTCAACCATTTGAGTAGCTCTCCAATTTCCAGAAGCAATATCGTAGTAATACTCTACGTTCTCCATGATTCCATTTACGAACGCATTTGGTGCAGACGGATCAGTAACAATATCAACAGTAGAAAGATGAAAGTCTTTTTGAACTTCCATTACTCCGTCTCTACCTGCCTTGACTGAACCAAGACCACGAGTCGAAACTCCGATCTTAACGCCTTCATCTAATAGGCTTTTAACAATTTCTCCCATAGGGGTAGAAAGGATTTTTGCCTTACCGTAGAAATCATTACCTTCACGCTTCATACTTGTAATAAGATGAGAAACACGATCGCCATTGATCTGCGGACCATCAGGATGACCTAATTCTCCAAGAGCTCTTCTCGTATCAATAAAGTCTTTTTGATAGCGAACCATTTCTGACTCTAAAGTAGCGCTTGGATAAATTCTTCCATTGCGATTTTTCAGATCGCCTTGCATGAAAATTCCTTCAATAAAGTAATTCTTTTTACCGTCTTCTTTAGCTTCGGTGATTACTTCTACGGAATCTTCTCTATATTCTGTTATTAAATTCATAATAGTTTCCTTTATGTGTAGTGGGCAACGCCAACCATTAATACCGCAGTAGCTGCAGTTAAGGTATCAGTAGAATCTTTCTTAACAAACGATTGCCCAGGACCTGCGGTAAATGTACCAATAACATCTCCACCTGCATTCTTATGAGTAATAAGTATACCTGCAGTAGTTGCGTTAAATAATCTGACGACAGTTGCGGCGCCAATAGTATTGGCAGCAGTTATAGAAGCTTCGGTACCTTTAACTTTAATTATACTTGGCATTACACATTCTCCTTCGCAAACTCAAGGATTTCATTATATCCTGCTTCGTCAGCAACTAATACACTATACATTTCCTTCGTATTTGTTTCTGTTAGTTCGCTGAACATTTTATTTAAAACAGTTGCGTCTTCTTCTGATATTTCTATTACTGTTTTGCTTTGTAATTCAAATGACCCTGCTTCAATTGATTCGTAAGACATTCCGGCGTTATACATCTTTGCCGCTGATAGAGGTTTACTGTTAACCATTTGATCGCCTTTAGCATAAGCATATAATGATTTAACGTTCGAGAATACTTCAGCAAGTTTATTCTGCCACCATTCTTCTGGATCTTGACCTACTATTCTAAGGTAATCACCTATCTCTTCAGCAGCATAAGATATAAAGTGTAACTGTTTCATCATCATTGGAATTTCTTGCTGCGGACTTTCAAGCAATTCTTCCTCTGTTGAAACTTTACTTAACATTTCTTTAAATGTCATTGATAGAGTTTTACCATTACTGTCTTTGATAGTAACTTGTGTTGGAGAAGGTTTAGGATTCTTAATTAGTTTAGCTTCAGGTTCTAAAGAATCCTTATTATCTTTAGCATCAACTTTATCTTCTTTAGTTGTTGCTTTCTTAACAGGTTTCTTCTCAGCATTTAAACTATCTGAACAACCACCTTCTTTAATGGCTTCAATTTTGTTATCACAGCAAGAACATATTTTACCAATCTCTGATGATTCATGCTTTCCACCGCAATGACCGCAGTCAGGACCACAACCACAAGTAGCTTCCATGGCTTCTTCCATTTCTTCGCCGTCATCTTTCTTGTCGTCTTTCTTTTTATTGGCTGCATTGACTCCAAGTATTTCAGTAATGGATTTCTTAACGATATCGTTTTCTTCCTTTACATCGTCAATATCTTTACCATCACCTGTACCGCGATTAGGTAGTGTTTGCACTACTTTCTTTTTGTAAGCCTTATCGTAATCAGCTTCATCATTAACCTTATCAGCTAGACGTTTGCCGTCCGTGATACCAGGTATTTCTCCGCTGAAAACGTGGTCAGGAGCAACAGGATGAGGAATTATCTCAATCGTGTGTTGATCCATAAAGCGCTTTTCTTCGGGAGCCTTTGGTTGGGCAACTTCCGAAAATAGATCTTTAAAATTTTTCATATTTAGTCCAGTCCCTAATTTAATTTATTCTATACTTTATTTATATTCAGTAAGAATCATCTTCGGCGTGTCCGCCAAGTGTCTTTTCGTCAGATATTTGTTGTTCCATATCTGCGGCCTGTTCTTCAGACATTTGTAACACGTTTGTCGTAATCCACTGATGAGAGAAATACTTACCTGTATAATCAGATATGTCTCTAAGAGTATTCAATCGTTCTCTCAAAATCTCAGCTTCTTTCAACTCTTCAAAGTAATTATCCTTAACAAAGTCATAACGAAGATCATTTCTAATTTCGCTAAACTCTTCAGGTGTTAAAATACCTTTGAGTATTAATTGCTTCTCAAGTACCATACTGAATATCCAAGAGAAGCGATTACGGATCCTTCTAATAAATTTACCAAACTTTAGCTCATCTCGAGTCATCTCGGATGTTCTACCAAAGCTCGACATAGCTTCTGGCTCTAAACGAGATAAGGGTACTTTCAACGCTTTAAATAATTTTCGTTGAAAATACTCTAAGTTTTCGTTACCGCTCAATCCTGGAGCAGAACCTCCTGCGAGAGTATCAACTTCTGTTGATCTTTCACCACCTCTACGTGGAAACCAAAAATCTTCAGTCATTGTTAGCATTTTTCTAGAATCAGTAATCTGTCCTGACTCTGAGTTATACTGTAACTTGTTCTTGTGTCGAGCCATCATATCACGAAGATATTGTTCTGCCTTATTCTTCGGCAAGTTACCTACATCAATATAAAAAATTCTTCTTTCTGGTGCTCTTGTTAACGTATAAATTATAACAGCATCTTCTAACATTCTTAACTGGTTTAAAGCTTTACTTGCTGGATGTAAATGAGATAATACTAAACTGTTATTCTCATTCATCAATCCTGAAGTGACTCGAGCAATTGCATCTTTCGAGATCTTAATTCCTGTTGTGCTACTGCTTCCGCCTGCCCCTACAGTTGCATTCTGAAACCCCGATTCCGAGTACATATAATACTCATTCTTAATCTTCTTAACAGGTACTCCTGAATGCGGATCTTTTTGTTTCTTATCAACTTCTCGTATTAACTTTAACTTACGAGGGTCAACGTACCTTAATTCGATTACACCCTTCTTAAGATCTTCAGGGTCAATTATAATATGATAGTTTAATCTTCCATCGACATAAAACTTTTGAAACATGTCGTATGAGTTGTTTGTAAAATCAAATAATGCAAGTACATTATCAAATTCTTTTACAATAGCCTTCTTAATCTTATCTGATAACTCTGTTTCTGTTAACGAGATATCAACAACTCTATCATTCATATCAACACTAATTGCTTCATTCACAATGTCATCAACTGCCTGACTAATTTCAGGCTGCATTGCCATTGAACGATATTTAGTAATAAGGTCAGATTCCGTTTTAGCGGAACCTTCCATATCTAATATTGTATTATAAAAACCACCAAGAGCATTACCAACGGTAATCGCTCCATCATCATTAGAGGGCTCAGCGAAACTAACTGGTATTGTAGTCTCATCCTCAGCCCTCTTTATATCAAATCCAAAAATTTTCAAAATATCATCCTATATTATAATTACGAAGTAGGAATCCCGGTATTACCCTCTACCATCCAAAGATCATAGCTAAAAGTAACATCGAATGTTTGTATCCCATCAGTATCCCAATCCATTGTTTGCGCAGCAATACTAGTAGGGAATAAACCTTCAAACTTGTAAGTACGCAGTGGGTCACCACTTTTACTATACTGCGTAATTAACGCGTTTGATTTGTAATCCTGTGGCAAACCACTCAAGTTAGTATCGTGTGAAACAATACCGTTCATCCAAGCTTCCAGCGCATTTCTGACTAAGAAATCTTCGTCATTGATAATTGTTACTGTCCAGCTATCAAACGTTCTCGCCCCTGCATACTTAATAGCACGACCGAAGTAATTAATTGTATCAATTGATGCAATAGTACTGGCAGGTAGTGCAGCAGCCTTTGCCATAAATGGAACCTTGAAATCGGCTGTAGAGTCTACTGGATTAAGAAGTTGCACTTGGAAAAGATTGCTACGAGCGCCACCACCAGTTAACTGGGATTTGAACTCATTTATATTAAATGCCATTCTTATTCTCCTTATTTAAAATATTTATTATGTTAGCGAGCCAACAATTTCTTCGAACTCAACGCCAGATCTTGTAGCAACAAAGGTTAACTCAATCACATTGATTGAACGCGCAGGCTTAATAAAGATATTAGCCCTGAACTTACCTGAGTCAATTACTGACGGAGTATTAACTGTTGTATCAGAAACAACTCTGAAATCAACGATTCCTCGCTTACCTTGAATGTCTCTTAAGAATGGTTCAACGATTCCTTTGAATTGCGCCTGAGTAAACTCGTCGTTCAATTCAAACAAGAATGATTCTGCAGCATTAGCAATTGCCTTTTCTACCGCAATAAACAATCTTCGAACATTGATACTATCAAAAGCACTGTTGCCGCCTAATCCTGTCTTATCACCGAATAGGACAACTCCTCTTCCTGCTTGCGCCATAACTGGGTTAACTTCATTGCTATATAGTTGATCTCTCTGAGACTTATTAGGATTAAAGGCAAGTTTGACAACGTTCTTAATAACACCCTTACGGAAACCGGCCGGGGATTCAAAAGGTTCAACTCTTGAAGCAAGACCTGCTATATCTCCGTTAAGCGGAGTGTATCTATATACATCGTTATACCTGTCGAATCTGTACTTATAACCAGAATCAATTACAGAGTAAGAAGAATTTGGTAATCCATTCTTAAACGCAATTATATTAGCAAGTTTAGCTTCGGATTTGCTTTCGTCAACAACATCTGATTTAGCAGGACTGATAAACGCAATTGCATCTTTTCTATATTCAGCAATGTTTGATATTAGATATGTACCTAGGTTGCCAACATCATCAGATTTACCACCAAGTATGAATGAAACATCAATTTCGTTAGATGCTTTAAACAAATCGTAACCAGGTGCAAGATCCGCTAAGGTTGCTAGTGATTCAGATCTTCCGTCTGTACCGACATTTGAACTTGTAAGTGCCGTATTACCTGAAACACCCAAGTTAGTACCTAATCTTTCGTATGTACTTGTCTGACTAGAAGCCTCAAAGTGGGCGGTATTCGCTACCGTAACCCATGAAGATTCTTGTTCAATTGTTTCTTTATAGTAATTTGTTTTACCACTTGGTAGTTTAGCTGTTGGGCTAACTGATACATCACTATATAATTCTAATACCGATCCAGCTGTACCACTGATTCCACCATCTCTATCAAGAACTGCAATATGATAGTTTGCAGTCGCAGGTGCTTTACCGAATAAATTGCTATAAGCCCATTTTCTTGTAATGGTAAGCTTATTTAAATTCGTTTCAGCTAATAGATATTTACCACCTAAAGCTATGGTATGATGAACTGCAGTTATAAGAACCGTGTTTGCTGTTGCATCTCCGTCGGCATCTCTTGATTCTTTGGTTACTGAATTAACAACGATTTCTTGATATCCTACTGAATCATTTCCAATAGTAATAATATCGCCATTCTCTATTGTTGTTATTTCGCTTTCTGGTAGGACTTCGAATGCTATTGATGACGCGTTAAAATCAACTGTTTGAGATGTTGCTTGTTGGGCGGTATTACCAGTAATTCTTGTGGCAGGAATTTCTCCTAATATAATTTCGTTATTGGCAAAGTTGAGGCCTTTAACATATGCTACTTCCAATGAATTACCTAACTTACCCGGGTACTTAGCATCGAATGCTCCGTACGTAGTAAATTCTGGGATTATGTCAGAATTTGCATCTCTCTGAATATCGGTTGAAGAAGCAGCGACTGCTCCGTTATCAACTCTTACTACATATAAAGCACTTGCGTATGAAAGGTAATCTGCCCCGACAAAAAATGTTTCATAGTTGTCAGCATTTGGAGTACCAAACCTTGAAACTAATTCATTTTCTGATGAAACAAGAACTACCTCACCTACAGGACCCCATCTAAACACACCGGCCATAGCTGCAGGTGGTGTCGCGATGGCAGGAACCGATGCTGACGCGTCCATTTCCCGAACGATTACGGAAGGACTAACGGAAAAAGCCATATTATTCTCCTTTAATATTATCTAATTAAATCTTTTTGTTACTGATTAATAGTTATCACAGTTTTATTTATAAAAGTTTCTATATCTAAAAATCACTGCTATCAGTCCGATACTCGATCCACCCCTGTTCATCAGGTATGTCGTCTCCAGTATCTATAAAGCCGAACGGTAATAATTCTTCGTCAAGCTGTTGTTCTGTTTTTTCTTTCAATGCCGCTAAGGTATTGATGTCTGTTAATTCTCTAAAGAATCTTTGGTCTGATAACCACGCAAACAATACTAAGGTCATTACCAAGTCATCATTATGACCTGACTCTGCTTCGTATGAATTGCCTCTTTTACTAAATCGTGATAACTCCTGTATTGTGTTATAATCTTGTAGTATTAACTGATTTTGTTCAATCAATAGTTTCAATATAGAACAACCTTTTGATTTTACGCTTTTTGTTGTTCGTATTCCATGATCGGATCTCTTCCCTCCAAAATTTGATACTTGTTTCCCAGCCCTGCCGTGGTTTTCAGTAAAGAGAAGATTTTCATAGCCGTAATCCATAAAGAGTATATCAGCAACTTGTTCACCAATATCGTTAATTTCAATTAACACTGCGCTCTCATTGTACATCAGCCCCATTCTATATATAACGGAGGCAAAGTCGACTGGACTTATGGTATTATCCTTATATACGCATACTTGTCTGTATGGCATTTCCGTCGTGTCAATTATATTAAAAGCTGAATAATCAAGACCTTTACCTCTTGATACATCAACTACCATTACATATGAACGTTCTTGCTGTACTGCTTCATATTGCGTAATACCTTCGGCCTCATGTAATGGCCGAGACGGCGCAAGTTCCTTGAGTTTAGTACCGCTTATTAGTGTACCCGAACTCCCTTGGAACTGACAGCAATATTCTTGGTTGAATTTTTCCATATCGAAATCTAATGCTTCAAGCGTTTCATCTTTCCATGCCTCATCTCGGCCAGGTACATCGTTCCACATAACCTCAACGTATTCATAACCATTCGTACCTTCTTTAGCACCTTTACAGGTTTTCCAAAAATGATTCAATCCATTGGGAGTAGAGGTCATTAATAATTTTGTTGTTTTACCAGATGATATCGTCGGATATACAGAAGCAAAGAATTCATCGAACCCTTCAATAAATGCAACCTCATCGAGATACAGAAAGGATATAG